TGCTACACGCGGAGTGTCATTGCCGCTTAGACGGTTTTGCGATGGCTGACCAAGCCTCCGCATTGCTTAAGGTCGTTACGCGCACTGACGCACAAGGGCGACTAAAGTGTCAATCACAATTAGTAAACTCATCGGTCAGCTCCGACTGCTCCGCCATGTAGCTCTTGTATCCACAGAGTAGGCCAAGTTTGTGAGGTTGGATGATATGCTCCTTCGCGATGACTCCACGGAATGTGTACGGACCTGGAAAGGTTCCTGTCATCAGAGCGTAGAAGTCCACTCCGTCGGTTTTCGATCCTTTGCGCGCATCGACCAGTAGCTTCCCATTGTCGTACTTGGTCGTTTTGACATCGATGCGGAATCCCGGCGGAGGCGGGATGACCGCGTCATAGAGCGGATGCGGAGGCTCGCGGTCGGTATCAATGTCGGGATACACATTGAACAGGCGACAGAAAGCCAGCTCGCCAGCAATACCCTCAAGATCGACCGTATGCGGATCTTCCGCGCTGATCTTTAGATTCGTAACGTTGAAATAGCGGTTATTGCCATTTCGATTCTTGGCGACGTAATGGGCCAGCTTCTGCTCTGCTGTCGATAGAAATACTTTTTGACCGATTTTGATTTTGTTTATCATGGTCAAAAAGGTGGAAAATTTTTGAGGGGGGTATCGTAAACGAAGCCCACCCGCAAAGGGGGTGCCACCCTCTACGTCAAAAAGTGTGCCAACCCCTAGGAAAAACAATCCTTTTCTGTCATTAGCTCATCTAATCCAGTCCATTAGCCCGCCCGTCTTGCACAATCACTGTTATATTTACTTCGTTTCGGATTCGCTCGTCACGTTCACTTCGAATGATCGATCCGGCATCGATCCGAGTAAATTGATCGACACAGACGCCGCTTCCCCTTGTTCACTCCATCCGAAAACCAAAGCGGACCGCTTGGCAACGCTTCCAAGGATAGTCTCTCTCACGCTTTCGTCTTTTATCCCGTCCAACGAATAGCTGTCGATGCGTTCCAACGTGCTGGCGGCATCAGCCGCGAGCTTAGAGCGGACAAGCGCAGACAGACTTTCCAATGAAACACTTTCCTTTGAGGAAATAGTGTTTCGCATTTCCCGCTTCACCTTGGTGATTCCTTCCTTGCTCGCCTTGCTGGTCAGCGTTGCAAAGTTTAGCCTCAATTCGCTTCCGATTGCTTTCCAAGTCTTTCCCGATAGGTAAAGGGCTTTGGCCTGATTCCATTGGTTCTCTGTCATACAAGGTACTTTGCCAAGCAAGGTAGGTTTCGGCAACTTGCTTTCCCCACCACGTTTCCCCGCCTCAAAAATCGATTTTTGACTTCGCCAGGCGTTCCCCTCTCAAAAATTTTTCCCCCGTTTTCCTGAGCAAATCCCACCGTTTTCCCCTTTCCTAAAAATATTTTTACTTTTCTTTTGACTTCCTTTTCCGTTCCCCCTAGTCTTTCCGCCGTGAAAAGCACCCTGCGTCAAAAAATCCTTAGCCTAGCCTTCCAAGCCTTGGCATACGCTGTCGTTTCCTACGTTTTCTTCCTGATTTTCTTCAAATCCCAATTCTAAAAACCCATGACCAAAAACCTCCTATCCGTCGACACCAACGCAAAAACCGTCAAAGGCCAGAAGCGTGGCTTTATGACCGGAATTCTCTATCTTGCACCTGACCGCATTTCCGGGCTTTTCAACGCATGTCCCAACGCATCCGATGGATGCCGAAACCTTTGCCTATACTACGCCGGACGCGGCGCATTCAACAGCGTTCAGCAAGCGCGGACAGCCAAGACCATTTTCTACGTCAAAGACCGCGAAACCTTCCTTGCAACGCTGACCGAAAACGTGGCTTCGGTCATCCGTAAGGCCAAGGCCAAGAAAATGACCCCGGTCATCCGATTAAACGGGACATCCGATATCGGATGGGAACGCTACACGGTCATCCAAGCGTTCAAGAAAACCCGTTTCTACGACTATACCAAAAGCTTTGCGCGTATGGTGGCCTTTCTAGATGGAAAGCTCCCGTCCAATTATTCCCTGACCTTTTCACGCTCCGAAGCCAACGAAAGCCAATGCCTCGAGGTTTTGAAGCGTGGCGGCAACGTGGCGGTCGTTTTCCGAAAGGCCTTGCCGACGCATTGGAACGGATATCCGGTCATTAATGGCGACGAAAACGACCTCCGATTCTTAGATCCGAAGGGTGTCGTTGTGGGCCTGACAGCCAAGGGTAAAGCAAAGTCCGACACCACGGGCTTTGTCGTGGGTTAAAGCAACGTGTCAGCCTATGCGAAAGCGTAGGTTGACGCGTCTCTTCAATCTCAATCTCAATCAATCAAAACTCAATCCATCAAATCCAATGATCAACCGATACCCCGGCCAATGCGTCCAATGCCACGAATACGTTCCCTCAGGCTTAGGCACCGTCTCAAAACGCAACCGCGCATGGCGCATAGACTGCAATGCATGCACCGGCCGCATGCCTGAGAATTCCGGCCTTGTGTGCGTCAAACTCTCCTCCGGTTGGACAGGCACGCGCAATGCGCGCGGCCGCTGCGAGGATGCGCCGTGTTGCGGGTGCTGCTCTTTCTAAGTCTCAAAACCCAACGAATAAAACACCATATGACACACTGGACATTTGAAACGATAGAATCGGCCGTCGACTTTTCGCGCTTATTTAATCAATGGGGCGCGCGCCGGAATAACGGGTCGACGATAGCCTTTCGCGATGGCAAGACCGTCACCCTGCGGCCGGAGTTTGACTCCAAGGAAACACGCCGCGAATTCCTTTATCTGAAAGGATTTTTCGAATGAAACTTGTCGAATTCCTACGCGCGCGCGCCTTTGAAGAGCCTTTCATCATGCATGCCGAAAAGTGGCAGTTCGTCACGATCAGACGCGCGGACGGGGCGGAGGACATTGGCGTCTACCGCTTCTCAACCGATCTTTGCTACGACTATTCCGACTTTCGCGCGCTCTTCAACCTAGCCTAAACCCAACGCATCCAATGACATCAATCCAACGCATAGAAACGGCCGTGGATAACCTGATCAACGGAAACCTTACGCACGCACGCAAGTCGGCACGCGGCCTCACATATTCCGACATATTCGACTGGCTGACAGGCCCTGTCGGCTGGCCAGAAAACCGTTCGCGCGCGTGTGCGGATTATCTGATCGGACGCATAGACTACCGCACCTATTGCAACGCAGACCGCTGACCCATCCTCCGCGCGCCATGCGAAAGCGTGACGCGAAAGGGTAGGCCAATCTATCCGCAGCAATTAATCCATCCCATGCGCTACAAAATCCAACTCTCAACCTCAACCGGCGGCTGGTCAGACCTTCGCGAATCCGCGAATGACGGCCAGACCTACGAAACCTGTTTATTTCCCACGCGCATGGCCGCTGTCGCTGCGCGCGAGGAGTTCTCGGAACTGTCCGAATTCCTCGAAACCATGCGAATCGTCCCCGCCGAAACCCCCGAAACCGAGAACATCTACGCCTAAAGCATCCATGAAAACCCATACCCCCGGCCCTTGGGAAATTCTGACGACCAACAGAAAAACCTACGTCGTTACGAATGCGTTATCGCAGCCATTCGTTGGTCAAGTTATCGCTGGGCCGACGACTTGTCCTGACTGGGAAGCCAATGCGCGCCTAATCGCCTACGCGCCTGAATTGCTGGCCGCGCTGGAAGCCGTGACGAAAGCCTATGTCGAACTGGTTCAGTCTGATTATCCGCCTTCGTGGAGTGCTGAGAAAGACAGTGAAGTCATTGCAGCACGAGCAGCCATCGCGAAAGCAAAAGGAAACGCATGAAAACCAAACAGCCAACCTATCGCGAACTTTACCTGCGCGCCTATGCGGCCCACGCACGCGAAGAGGGCAAATATCAGCGACTGCTTTTCCTCACGCGCAAGATTGCGAAAGCGATTCCTGTAGGCCACAAAGTATTGAAAGACTGGAAAGACTGGGAACAACAAATCAAAGAGAACGAATAAAATTATGCCAAGACATTACCTTAAAGATCCAAGCGACGGACCATGGAAGCGTACCCTGGGCTTATACACCGGTTGGGAAATCATGGATTCCAATGGCCATATCATTGTCCGAGTAATTGATAACACCCACGGCAAGCCAAACGCGATTCTGATTGCATCCGCCCCCGATCTTCTCTCCGCGCTGGAACGTCTCACGCATCCAATGGCCGACGACGAGGATCTGGACCATGCGCGCGAGGTAATCAGGAGAGCCAAAGGCCAGTGATTCAAACCGGGGGTGCGCGCATCCGCTCCACGCGCAAATCCAACGAATAAACCTCTATCACGCATCATATCATGCATCCATTGCTCTTATCCGCCCTCATTCAGGTCGAATCCAACGGAAACGACCATGCGAAAGGCCGTCACGGCGAACTTGGCGCGCTTCAGATTAAGTCGATCATGGTCCGCGACGTGAACCGCATCATGGGAACGCATTACGCGCACGACCAAGTCACGAATCGCGCCATCTCGATCTTCATCGCGGAAAGCTATTTCGCGCACTATGGCCAGCATCTCAGCGACGAAAGTCTCGCTCGGCTCTGGCAAGGTGGGCCAAAAGCCCTTAGAAGATCATCCACGCGCGCGTATGGAAAACGGGTCATGCGCGAACTGGAAATGCAACTCGCAGGTATAAACAAAACTCGACAGTAAAAACTCTATTTTCAACGGACGGTAAAACAGCACAAACCAATGAAACTAACCATTCAATCGAAGCAGAACGCTCAGACGATCATCGACTTGTTCAATGCCATCGTGACTGGCGAAACCGAGGAACATGGAGCCACGCCCATGAGCATCTATGATGACGACAAACACATATGCAGCATCGTCGCCGCGAACGGCTCTCAGATTCTGGAGCTGATCATCGAGCGCGAGGTTGGGGACAGGTTGTGTCCTGCGTTCGAAGGCAACCCTGATGATGAGAAACTGCCATGAGCCGCAACATCCCGCTCAGCGAGCTGATAACGACGCTCGAAAGTTTGTCGGACATGATGCAATCGCCCATGCTTATGGAAGCATCCTATCGACTCGACACTGTCAACAGCGCGCTATACTGCCTTGAACACGCGCTTTTCTACGTCCGCATGTATCGGTCAGCCGATAATACAGGCGATGGCGAGAAGCGACGCCAAGAACTCATCGACGACTCGGAAGCACTCATCAAAATCATCCGCGAGGGAGGACTCTACCCATGAGCCGCAATCTATTCGCCCCGCCCCGCTTCAAGGTTCAGATATCCGGCGCGATTGGCTGGAGCGACTTAAAGGAGCGGGTCGTTCGTTTCGAGACGGTCGAATTCCGCGCGCGCAAGGATGCCGAGGCGACGGCCAAGGAACTCAACCCTGGCGAGTACACGCAGGGCCGGATTCGCGTCGTCCCGGTCGAAGTACCGGAGGATTATGATGTTTATCCCACCGCAGAAAGGTCCAAACCATGAGCGACATCCGAGATGAACTGGCCGAAATCGATCCTGAACTGCTTCTCATGGATGGATTCGATGACTGCATCCTCGGCATCTGCGAGTCGTTCGGGGGCGTCCCGGTCGTCGCCTACGATTACGACAAGGTGCTGGCCAGCCTTCAGGCAAGCGGGATGACCTACGAGGAAGCGGTCGAGTACCATGAATTCAATCAGGCCGGAGCATACGTCGGCGAGCGGACTCCGGTGTTCATTCGCCGCGTAGAAAGTTAGATGTCCCGTCGGCCACCAATCCCACAGCCAAAACCATGTCATTTCATCGAATCGATTCTAGCGCGGTCATAGGCGAAACCGTCCGTAGAGCCGCAAAACACCTTCCGAACGCTCTACGGGGCGTTTCCGCTCCATTAAACAGCATTCTCGAATGTCGATTGAGCGGTGTTTCATCCTTATTCCGCCGACGCCGCGCCACCGCCGTTCAAGGCGGGGGAAGCAGCGAGCGACGAGCGGAATAGCATTCCCGTTTTTAAACGGGATGCTTACTTATTTTTAGATAAGCTAGAAGTGGCAAGGCTAAGTTTTCGAGAATCAGAATGAATGTTCTCAATGTATGGTTGACAAGAAGTGAATGGTGTTTTATGTCTTTCTTCGTATGAGTTACTTATCCAATGGTTCAACCCTAAGGGCAACCTTCCGCAACATGGAGCCGATGAGGCATCATCTCGACCCGTCACAGTCCGAGGTTATCAGCCATATCCGGCGGACTTTGGACTACAGCGAGGAGGCTGCGGAAAGGGCGTTCAACAGTATGCGGAATCCGAAGAGTGGTGTGCTGCTTTTCGACCGAGTTCATCGACTCTGGTATGGATGCGATTGGACGCCGGACGAAGAGGATGCGAAGAAGGATTTCTTCACCCAGCGGTTTTCCGAGATGAAACGTGAAGTCGCCGCGCTCCGCGAAGAGGTTCGCGAGTTCTCTGAAATGAAGAAAAAGATCTACAAGGAATTGGATTCCATTTGGGAGACGATAGAAACTGGCAAGAATGGCCAACAATCCGACTCAACGGACGAGGATCAAGCGGCTCGCGAGAGACAGCAAGACGCCGCGAAAATGCAGAAGATGTGGCAGGCTTGAACCATAAATTGAAACGCCATGAAAACCGAAAAACTCTTCAATTCGACCGACGAACACTTTCGCATGATGCCGCCTTCACGGCACAGTGCAGATCCAGCTAGTTCATCCGTGATTCAGAAGATCATGGATGCGCTGGACTGCGATATTGATGATGCGGTCAAAACTTTCGACCGACTGAGGAATTGGAGCCAAAACATTCTGGTTTTTGACAGGATTGCCTGCGTCTGGCATGGCCGAGATTGGCGTCCAGACGACGAGACGACCGAGGACGCATTGCGGCGTGAAGTTGCCGTTCTCATCGCCGAAGTTCGCCGATTGCGCCAGGAGATGAACAGCATTCACAAAGGCTTCAACAAGCCATTCCACCGGAACAAATCGAAAAATTTCTACGGAAAGATTTGACACCATTCCAGACAACTGCAACACTACGTCCGCAACAATGACCAATTTTCTGCAATCGGGAATAGTGCGCGAAGGAGAACTCGCGACGGGGTTTTTAATTGGATTTTTATCCCTGATTAAACACCCGATTGCAGTCGATTTTTGAATGAAAGTTTATACGGCCAAGGCCACAGCGGCGATGCTTCAAATCTGCACCGAGACGCTAAGGCGAATCGTTCGCAATGACGGCATCCAGCACAGGAGAATTGGCCGACGAATCCTTTTCACGGAAGCC